GGCTCTCGAGATATGCGATTGCGTCGTAGATGAAACAGGCTAGAGCCTCGTCGCTCAAGTCTGTTCCCGGCATTACGCATTTTATTTCAGTTAGTGTGACCTCGATCGCCATCCTCGCCGTCCTCCGTAGGATATTCTTCTTCTTCTTCGAAATCTTCGTCAATCAAGTCTTCGTTGAAATCGTCCTCTTCTAATTCGAGGATACGGTTCAGCGGCAAATATTGGAAAGCTTCGATCGTCGAGTCGACGTCGCTAACGACTACCTCGAGTTCGTAGTGAGTCGTCCAGCGCGCGAGCTCCGAGATCAGCTCCGAGACCTTCTCGTCTCCGTCGTCGTGTAGATCATAGCCGACAAGTATGATCCGCTTCGCTCCGAGGATCGCCGCGAGATTGATCAAGGCGGCGTCTTCGCTTCCGTTCATGCATATACGAAACTCGTCGAAGGTGATCCCCTTCGTCCGACGCGTGAAGTTCTTCCAATTCGGATAATAGCGAGAGTCGGCAACGATCGAGAAAAACAAACATTCGTCGCCAGCGTCGGCGACCTTCTTCCGGTTGCGCATAACGTCGCCGCGATTCGCGAAGAAGTAGGCGTCGATATGATCTAAACCGAGAAGCTCGAAAAAGCGCCCTCCGGCAATGACTCTCCCCATTTCCGAAATCTTGGAAATGAGGGAGTCGTCCGCATCTTTACCGATACAGAATACCGTTTCGCCGTCCCATACGCGAGGCTTTGTAGGTGCCTTGTATAGTCGACGGACTTCCATTACTCGTCGCCGTCCGGTGAAGATGTGCTCTCGCCGGTGAGATCAATTCCGCCGGTCGTGGATTGAGCTTCGTCCGGATCGCATTCGAGATCGTCGAACTCTTCGACCTTCGTGATAATTGGTTCCGCTTTGGCAAGGCGAGCGAGGAAACGCTTTTTGCGGTCTTCCATCTTCTTCGACTCGGACTTGAGAAGAGCCTTCGCCTTCGCTTCTGTCATCCATTCGGCCTTGAGCGGGATCCCTTCGTGACTTACGACATTGAACTTGTCGCGTCGGCGGATGATTTGAACGGTACAGAAACGATCGATCGCGTCTCGGAATGCTGGCAATTGCGCCGCAGTGAGGTGCTCAATAACGATCGATACGAATTTGTTCGGGAAGTTTTCGATCAACGGGCGCTCGGAAATGATGATCGAGCCCTTTTTTAAGGTGCCTTTCTTGTCGTGGTAGGTACCGTTCTTGAGGATGAAGATTTTAGGCTTTGCCATTTTGCGGATTCTCCTGATTGATTTTCAGCGGGGGAAAGTGGGAAGCCGGACGGGATCTCCCCGTCCGGCCTAAGTCATCGGCTCGGGCGCTTACGCGGCTCCGATCGTGCCGATTGCGACTCCGAGGTTTCCGTCCTGATCGGATAGGAAACGAGGAATCATAATGGTCATGATCTTGAAGTTCAACTCCATGCCGCCTTTCGTATCCCAATTTACATTGGTGAAAGGCAAGCCGTTGATCATTTCCACATTGCCCGGCATCATTTCGACCATGATGACCTTGTCATCGGCGAGAGTGTCGAGAACGCGGACGGATCCCGGGCCGAACTCTTGGATCGACTCGATGCGTTGACGAACCGTCTGACTGTAGTCAGCGCGATAGTCAAGATCGAGAACGGTCTCGAGGATGGTCGGAATGTAGATCATGTACGGACCGTACTTCTTCTTGTTAATGAGGGCTTGCTTCATATCAAGAAGATCGGTCACGATAGCCGTACCGTCGGTTGCTTGAGTCCAATCGGTAAGAGCGACCGCCGCCGAATTCGGGGTGTCGACATAACCGCGGATCGTAGCGCCGCCGTAGGTGTAGCCGTCAAGACCGTTGACGAGGATATCTTCGACTTTCTCGGCGATATCCTGTGTACGTTGAGACGCGATCGTCGTGTCGAGAGGTGCGCCGGAATTGCGGGATACCTGCAATTGACGGAACGGGATCGAATAATCCGCATGGATGATCGGGAGAGGCAAGCTCTCGAGTCCGAACTGAACGGACTGATTGTCGCCAATGACGCGAGGATCCATGGAAACGTCAGCGCCTTCGGTGCGGCTCATCGTCTGCCATTGAAGGATAGGATTCGCCATCCCATCCATGTTCATTTGATAGCCGCGAGACTGCAAGTCTGCAACGGCGCGAAGGCGGATACGCGCGACCTCGATGATCGTGTTATCGAGACGAATCCATTCGTCCTTCAACAACAGAGAGTTGTTTGTACGGAGCGCCTTCTTGTTGAACTTCTTTCCGCTCAAAAGCATTTTCTTGAGACGAACGCCGAAGTCCCCAAGGGAAGCGGTTCCGATTTGTACTGGACTACTCATTTTTCGAGTTGCTCCTGTTTTTTGGGGTTACGGTTACGCGAACTCAACAAGGACGAGATCGTCCGTTGCCGCCGAGTCGCTTTGTTCGTTGCCTTGATTCGCGGTAACGGCAGTACCGACGACTGCGCCGTCTACGCTACCCGAACCTAAAGGCTCAACGCGACCGGTATTCGCTTGAATCTGCAAGTTGTCGCCGATATTGATATCAGCGTCGGTCGTGCGGACCCAAAAACGGTCACCGGATTGAGGGTGAACGGCGATCATGATCGCACCGGCTTCGTATTCTACATTGTAGCGATCGCCTACATTGGCGTTCTCAATGGCGACGAACAGACCGACGGAGGCGTTTTCAACCGCTCCGGATCCGGGCTTTGCGAACTCCGCTCCGTTGCTTGCACGATTCACGATCGTACCCGGAATGGTAGCGGCTTGAGCGTTCAATTCCTTGACCGCTCCCCAAGGACTGTAAGCCTTGATTCGCTCTTTGAATTGACTGGAAGTACTCATTCGAGAGTTTCTCCTATGATTGAGAGTTGAGGTTTTTGATCAATCGATTACTTCGACCAATCAATCTCCGGCATATCGGGGACCGCGCCTTCGGCATTGGCCGCGAGGCCTTCACCTTCGCGAGGACCGCCGTTTCCGGAGAAGTCCGTCGACATAACGTAGCCTTTTGCTACGCCTTCGAGAGCGGCAAGATCAAGGCTATCGAGAGCCTCGTCGGGGATCTGACAAGCGGCATTCGCTTTCAGCTCCGAGCGGATCTTATCGGCTTTCGTTGCCGAGCTTTGAGCGGTGACGGCCTTCTCGATCATTTCCGGAACGGTGTTCAAGAGCAAGGCCTTGAGTTGTCCCATGGTGACCGGAGCGTCGTCGGCGTTCGTGACGGGAGCGGGAGCCGCGGGAGCCGCACCTTCCGGACCCTTTGCAGCTTCCGGAGCGAGTTCTTCGCCCTTTCCTTCACAAGCGCAATTCGCTTTGAGTTTTTCGTCTTCAATCAACGGCGTAAGTTGAGCTTCACTCATTTTCATGAGCGTTTCTTCCGACTCCGCGCCGAATGGGTTACTGTTACACGCGATAACAGCGGCGACCAATTGCTTGATTTTCATTTGGTCTTCTTCTCCTTTTATTTGGTTTTCCGCATTAGCGCGGGGCGAGCTACCCTCGGGCGCTTGAGGCGCTTGAGGTACATAGTTTGTTTGTTTTACGACTCGTTCTTGTGAGTCGGCGAGAGTGATTTGATCTCCGGAGAGAGAGAAGTTTCGACGGAATACGCCGTCCTCTCTCTTCCCTTCGTCGTTGATCCACTCGGCATCGTAAACAACAAATCGGTTCCCGGCTTCTCCGCCGATATCACGAACATACGAATAGGTTCCGGGAGTGTTGCTCATCTTTTGGCGGAGAGCGTCCCCGAGAGCGTTCCGTAGGTCGTTGTCAGTAAAAGCGTTTAGCGCGAACTCTTTCGCACGATCGACAATCTTTGAGATCGCGCCGGTGATGCCGCTTTTGTTCGCGCGCATCATCCCGCAACCGTCCTCGACGGAGCAAGCGCCGACCTCGTCGACCAAAATAGCCAAGTGATCAGGACGATGATTCCGAGCGATCGTTTCATAGGTCTTCCCGTTGAATACGCCGGACTTGACCTCTTCTTCGACAAACAAGCCGGTAGAGATCTCGATCGGCTCGTCGGCTTCCAATTTTGCGAGAAGCTTCAAGGCCTTCGAGTTCTTGTTTGTTGCGAGATCCTCGAGCTTCGCGCTATCGATCCAAGCTTCGCCGACGAGCGTTCCGGGTTTCGAATCGGTGCCTTCGTTGTATTGCACATTGAAGACCTGTCCGACCGAATACGCGTCGATAACGTCGCGAGAGTTCGCAGAAATCAAGTTCCCGTTCGAATCGACGGGGTGAGATAGTGGAAGCGGACGACCGTCCCAAGCTTCCGGAAATGTCCGGAGCTCATCGGCAGGATAGAGGATATTATTCAATACGCCCTCAACTACCATAATAACATTCGAGACGAGGTAGCGCCGGTTTTGCCGTTCTTCTACGCGTACCCGTCCGGATAAGTTTGCTTTGAATTTGGAAAATTTCATAAATCTGTTTTCTCCTATGACCTCAAGCTATAAGGATCGACTTTTGTTTTCAAAGTACGCAACTAGCGCGCACTGGCAATCCGCCTTGTTTTTGTTTTTTAGTTAATAACTATCAGAAACATAAGAGCTCACACTTGCAAGTAGAGAAGATTTAATTTCGGTTGTATACGCACCCTCTTCTGTAGTTTGCTGTATTTCATACTGAGCCGTAGCCCAATCTCCAGAAATAAGAAATGCCTTTGTGCTTGCAAGTTTCGTCTCGATATAATGTGCATCATGAATACTCAATGCACCGGAATCAAACTGAGCGGCAAGGTCCAAACGGAACTGATTGAAAAACTCGAGACCGTCCGCGGCCCTCTTGTTGTATATAGCCGCAAGAGCCTTTCTGATCTCTGCCGCATCTACCAAAAGAGAGAACCCCGGAGGCTGTGTTCCTTCTTCCAAATATACAACTGAAGGTAGATTCTCTCCCTCTTCTTTGTAAAACTTCTTCATATTAACTCCTAATAATAAGACCAAGAAACCCATCGATTAACGTTATGGTCATAGACAAACTGGACTGAACCTTTTTTAACCAAATCGAAATCAGCACCGTCAGGCAACAGGAATCGGTTGCTAGCAACGGATCCGGCATCGTTATCCTTGAACTTTAACTTTTTGTTAGTGCCTGTATTTACGATAAAAATAATTCGGTTTACGCCGATTGCAGGAGCTACTATTCCGGTGAAATCTCTATCGTCTGTACCGGGATTAAGGAATAGCGCATTAGCTGAACCCGGATCGAAGTCATGGAACTCAACACTAGCGCCGCCGGTTTCGGTGTATCGCAAGATTTGGGAATCGGGCATTTGAGTGATGCCAGACGAATGAGCGTAGTTTCCGATCCCTACAGAAACCTCACCGCCGCTTTCCGTTACGGGCATGTTTCCTTCGAAATTTAATACCGTGGCACTTCCAACGCTTACGGAGTTGCGTTCAACGTCTATAGTAGATCCAGAGCCGGTGTCGCCTTTTTCCCCCTTTGCACCTTGCAACTTTACGCCCCAAAAAGACGACTCGGTTCCAATAAATTTCGATACGAAAGTAGTTGGATTCGAGGATTCGTGCGTCAGAACCAACTCGACATAGTCAGTTTCCACCAATTTTTGAGGCTCGAAAACAAAGGATAGGGTCCAGTAATCTGATGCGCTTCCTGAGTTCCTGATATACCCCGAAGCTAAATTCCAATCTTGCTCTATTCCGTTAATTTGAACCGTAATCCGAGGTTGAGTACGCTGGCTCGAAGTGTTTAGTACTCGTATCGTGCCGCCGAACTGGTACGTACCATCTTCCTGCACTGTAATTCGCGAGTTGTTAGTAGTTGTGCTATGTCCAAACGCCGAATCCTTATGGTTAGCCTTTTCCGCATCCCAAGGAACAGTTAGCGGCGAAGGCCTTGAAAATGTCTGCAAATCGTCGGTGCTTTTTAAAACGATTACTGGCAATGCATCGGAAGCAGGTATCGTTATTTCCTCCCATCCTGCATCTTTTCGAGCATACTCTTTCCCGTCATTCGGCGCTTCGGGAAAGCTTACTTTTGACGTATTGGCGGAAACCTCACCAGCCATTTGCGAATTTGCCAAAGTATACGGCGAAACGGCTATATCGGCATCTGTGCCGGAGTCCACCTGTGATAATGATGCAATTGTAAGCGGAGTACCGTATACTCTGCTTTCCGCAACGCTCAAGTCTGTACCGTCAACATTAAGTATAATATCACCGGCGACCAAGAAAGCGTTTACTTCCTCGCTTTCTTGTATCTCGCTTAATGTCGCGTAATCACTTAGGGTAACTTGACCCGATGCCGGTATCTGGTTGTTTGGAACCGGAATCGAATTCAAAGTCAAAATCGATGAGGTTTGATTTTTCGCTATTATTACACTCATGATCTAAACTCTCCACCTAATTGTTACCCACCCCATAACGCCAGAGGTGGTATTACCGCCCGCCTGATTGCGAACGCCTAAAATGTCGTTTTCCGAAAAATCCGCGTTTAAAGATTTGTCTTTTCCAGAATTAGCGGAACTTGCAAGAGTAGCAATTGAAGAACCGCTTGCAGTAGCTTCGAAGGTTGCCGCGTCTGCATCGTTGCGGACATAGGTTATCGCAACTACAGTCCCATTAAATTCGGCTACCCTGCCGCGCGCGGCGGTGAATGGCCTTCTATCTATTCCACGGTAATACGCACCGGCTCCGGTATTCCCCTGCCTTCCAAAGGCTATTTGGGCCGACTCTATGCTTAGCCATTTCGCCCTTGTGGAGTCGTATATCATCTGCTTGGAAATCGAGGTATTGTAATACGTATCGCCGTCGTTCGGAGATGGTGAAGCGGGGTCGCTTGCAGACGATCCGTAGTTGCGAACACCAGAACCTTTCACAGCCTTGCCCGTGGTGCCGTCGAATACGGCAACTTCAAGATCCAAGGCCGATGCGGGTCCAACCAAATCCCCGGAAGATGGGCCAGAGGTGGCGCTAGTTATGCGTCCTTTCGCATCTACGGTTATCGATGGATTCGTATACGACCCAGCGGTCACGCCGCTAGTAACTAGGGCAGGATTAGGGTAGGTTCCAGTAAGATCGCCACCCGCTACACCTGTTGGCGTCCTAGCGTCGCTTAATCGCGCGTCATTTCCTTCGCAAGCTACACCTGAGGTCACACCAAAGTTTACTTCCAAAGGTGTTGTACTACCGTTGCCGCTAATACTCGGCCCACTGTCAACATTCTGACTATCTGATAAAACTCCAGATAGCCCAGTAACGTCGATTTCGTCGCTTCCGCCCTGCTGGTGCGAAGCGGCGTGCAATGTTGGGTTACGACTGTCGGATAGCCTTGCGTCGTTGCCTTCGCATATTTCTCCGGCACTCGAGCCAAAATCTTTATTGAATGCGGTGTTCTCCGAAAAGTCGTCTTTCTTCCCGTCAAGCGCAAGTTGGGTAGCGGTTGAGATAGGCTTGTCCGCGTCCGATGTATTGTCTACATTTGACAATCCAACATCTGTCTTATCTAGGGTTACAACGCCTTGCTTTCCTGCAACGGATTGCACCAAATCCGGATTTCCGGCAACTCTCTGCCATATTGACAAAGAGTCGTTGTAGATGATCAAATCACCAACGAGCATTGCTATCGTTCCGCTTCCAAAATCCTGTGAACCCGCCGTCGAAACTCGATAATAGTCTCCGTTTGAACCTACTCCGTCGGAAACCGTAGGCGTGTTAGTAGAAGCATTATACGCGCCCTTGTATTCACTGCCGGTCTTGACTGATTCAGGCAAGTTGGCAAGAGGAACTAAGCTGGTCGCATCAAGAGGGCAGTATCCATTGGCGGCACCTTTGTTCGCCGCGTCTTCTTTCAAATCAAGTGCGGTTTGAGCCGATAACGGCGAACCAGTCTCTCCAGTGCCAGTAATGCTCGAATCAGTCGATACTTTTTGGCTATCTGCCAATACTCCAGATAAACCGGCGACATCAATCTCATCCGATCCACCAAGCTGGTGTGATGATGCATGAGCTGTAGGACTCCTTTGATCCGACAATCTAGGGTCGTCGCCCTCGCATACTTCACTAGAACTAGAACCAAAATCTTTATTAAAAGCAGTATTTTCAGAGAAATCATCTTTTTTTCCGTCAAGTGCAAGTTGAAGGTCATTCTGATTGCTCAATATACCGACTATATCCCCCCAAAAAGTTTGTTGCGGGACGAATGAAGATATTGAACCGTTTTCATCTATCTGTTTAAATTCTTTTGAAGAGTTATCCCAAAAAAGCCTACCAAAACCAGCCGAAGAAGAATCAGGATTTGTATTTCCTTCTATTTGAATTGTACCGTTTTTGCCTGTTACGCTCATTTTTTAGATCTCCGCAATTTCGCCGGTTACAATCAATTCACCTTCGACTGTCCGATCTCCTACAATTATACTCTGAACATTTTTAGGGATCGTCAAGGATTGATCCTCTTCTATTTTGAAAAAATTCCCATAAACGATAGTAGCCTTATTGCCATCTTCTTCAATTTTGCCGCCAATAAAATCTAGTTCGCTTGCCGTATCAATAATTACATGGCCGTCCTTTGCTACAGATACAGAGCCTCCCACTCTTCCGCCGCCTCCACCGCCGCCGCCGACCACAATCCACGGTTGCCATTTGCCGCCGGTCTTGAATCGCAATTGTCCGCCGTTGTATTCGTAGGCCTCGACGCCGCTCGGCATCGATACGACCTTGTTCGCGGTCATTGAGAGCCATTCGCCGTAACCGCCTTTCGGCTTCTGAAACCTGATCTCTTGAGTGCCGTCGGCGTTCGTCCGGAGTTCATGATCCGGGACCGGCCCTCGAGTTCCGCGGATCCCGGGCTCGCCTTTCTTCCCTCGCATTCCTCGAGGTCCGACTTTGCCTCGCCTTCCGTCCTTTCCAGCGTTGCCGATCGGACCGACTTCGCCTCGTTCTCCGCGTTCGCCTCGAGGGCCGATCCCGCCATCGTAACCGCGTGGGCCGCGCTCACCGGTTTCGCCCTTGTCACCCTTGTCACCCTTGTCGCCGATTTCGCCCTTCTCGCCGTCTTTTCCGTCGCTTCCTCGCATTCCATCGAATCCCCGAGGTCCGCGGTCGCCGGTGTTGCCTTTCATGCCGTCGAAGCCTCGAGGGCCGCGCATTCCTGTCTCACCGACTACCGGCTCGGGTTCTTCATGGTGACCGCATCCGCAAGGTTTCGCGCTATTCGGGAGAAGCTTCTCGGCGGACTCCGGGATCTTTGTCGTCGTCTTCGCTCTTGGATTGAGTTCCGGTACTGCTACGCATCTACAACCGGGGTGCAAGGGTATCAGTTCTCGGATAACGTCGATCGGGAAGACCTTCCCTTCCATATCTCGACAAGCCGGACAAACTCGGCGATCGCCAGCCGTTACCCATTCGGCTACGACTTGAACCTCTTCGACTCCGAGCGTCTCGAGTTGCGCAACATTCCCCATATTGAACGACCGGACGACTTCGGTTTTTGCCGTTACCTTCGTTTGACGCTTCGCAACTGCTACCGCTTCCCGGATACCGGTCGCCGCTTGAGCCGTCGTCATATTACCGGTAAGAGCCGCGCCGAAGGCATAGCTCAAACGGTTTTGAAGCTTCACCGCATCGCCGTCCATTGCGGTTTTCGCGCGCTTGTTCGCCATATTGATTTGATCAGTTAGCGGCGTCCGCAACGATAGGGGCGCTCCGGCTTGTACGGGCGCGCCTACGCCTCCGGCCTTGATCCATTCCGCATTGGCGCGCTCTTGGCCGCGGACGAAGGCCTCCGTCGACCATTTGTCCGTATACGGTTGACCGGTCGCCGTGTCCGTCATAAAGAGAGCGCCAATCACCGCGGCGATATACGCGTCGTAGGTGTCGAGCTTTTGAGAGTCGGAGAGGTTCGCGAATTGGTACGGGCTCAAGACGAGCTGATCTCCCGGCTCGACGTTCGTCTTCAAACCGAAGGCGTTATTCGTCTTGATTGACTCGATCAAAACCTTCTGAATCAGGTTCAACCGCTTATTTGTAGCGCGTATAAACTGATTCTGTAGCGTTGTCGTTCTTGTCGGATCAGACGATCCGCCTCGACGATTCGCGCGAATTCGCCTTGTACCGTTCAAGTTCATACGTCTTCCGTTGAGGGATCTCCGCCTTGATCATCCGCCGCGGCTTCCATTGTTTGAATATATGCCGCGATCGATTCCATCGCCGCGCTCACTTGAGTATCGTCGACTTCCTCGTCTTCCCTCATCCCTTCGACCTCGTCGGCGATTGCTTGAGCCTTTTCCTTGTCCCAATTGAGAACCTCTTCGAAGAAGGTCGATAGAGGCATCGCTCTTTCTCCGTCGGCGTTGAGGAAGGTCGCTATCGCGTTCGCGGTATTTTGGGCGATCTGAGAGTTATCGAGAGCCTTCTCGGCTTCAAGATCCGGCCATTCGATCGTATAGTCTTCGACCTCCGGGAGAGCGCCGACCGCGATCAATTTGTCGATGAATTGACGAAGCCAACGATCGCCGTCGTTCTCCCGGCGGCATTCGGTCTCTGAGTTCCAATTCGCCTCGTCTTGACCGCTTGCCAGCTCGCCGCGTTCGCTTCCCATGAGCTTACGCTTCGGTATCCGGCTGGTTGCTGAAATATCGTTTACATGTACCTCGATTTGATTCGATGGTTCTACGACTTGAGGCGCTACCGATTCGGTCGTTACGCCTTCGGTTTGCGTCCATCGTCCGAGTCCGAGTATCATGTTTTGGATTTGCTCTTCCATCTTCTCAAGCGCCGCGTCGGATACTTGAGCTTCCGGGTCAAGCTTGAAATTGAATCCCGGGAAAGCGCCGCGGAAGTACATTTCCGCCGATCCTCCGAGAAGCTTCAAGTAGTCGAGAAGAGCGTTCCAGCACGATTGAAGGCGAGGCGTCCCGAATACTTTGTCCTCGAGGATATCCGGCGCGATATGAACGATCCGCGATCGGTGAGTCGGGACGGAGGCGTCCGTCGAAGGAAAAGCCGTTCCGCCGGTGACGACTTGCGTATTCCGGGTAAGTTGGAGATTATATTTGTCGATCATCCCATACTCGGGATCCTTGGTATCCGTCACCCATGTAGCCGGTTCTGCGTTAGGCTGAGAGAAAACGGATAAGTACTCGAGAGTATGATTCTTCCCCTTCACCGGTTCGCCGAAGTCCGCGTCTCCGGACAGGCCGAGACGAATCACCGAATAGTTGCCAATACCGGCGAGCTTATCGGCTCGGAGAAAAGTGTCGCGGACGCTCTTCTTCTTCCAAATCTCGTTCCATGCCTTCTCGAACGCTTCGCCTTGAGGCGTCTTTTCGCCGTCGTCATTGGTCGGCGTCGATACCGTGATATCGCCCTTCCAAACTGAGGTAGCCGGTAGGTTTACGATAGTCTTCGCGATACCTCCGCGGCGATACGCCCGGAGATACATTTCGTAAGTTATCGTCGCCGGATACCCGAAAACCTTGTCGTATGATCGTTGCCCGTCGTAGGTTGCGATCTCGACGCCGTAATCGCTCGAGGCTTGAGCGAGCATAGAGATAGCCGTCAAGCGGTTGATTCCGAGCTCGACTCTTTTCTTCAAATCCGGATCGACCATCGCCGCCCCGAGTTGCTCTTTCGGCGTTGCTTTGCGACTGTTCGTTTTTCGCGTGGTAGTTTTCCGGGTTGTCGTCTTCTTCGCGGTCGAGCCGGTTGTCGCCTTCTTTGTCATGGTGCTACCCTTTTGTTGCTTCGATCGCGAGCATCATCCCGATTCCGGCCGCAACATTCGGGAAACTGCTACGACCTCGAAAATCGAGGTATTCATCGTCTCCGATATAGATCCGGACCCTCATAATATAGTCGCCGGAGCCTACGTGGTATTGCAAAGAAAAAGGGATTTGCCGTTGAGATAAAAATGAGAAAATGATAAAAATTGATTGCGGATCGTTGGCGTGATACATGCCGTTAGCGATTAGCGATTTTACCGTCTGATTTATATAATCGGCGGTTACTGATCTATCTTCGTTTACCGGGAAAGTAGTCACGCGAAAAACCTTACGTCTCATTCTGTATACGCGCAAAACGCGCGTTATCTTCGTCCATTACGCCGGTTTGCCTTCTCGCGCTTCCGGCGAGCCTTGAGATCGGATCGAGACTTTCGTTCGTTCTTGAGTTGCTCGACGCGGTTCGCGGCTTGAGTTGCGTTGATCGCTTCCTCGTAACATTCGTTGCAAATATACCCGACCATGGTCTCTCCGAGCTCTTCGCAAACGACCTCTTTATCCGGAGCCCACTTCTGGCAGGTATCGCAAAGTCTACCGGCTCTCCGTACTTGATCGAGTCTACCTTTTGGGGTGAGCGAGATAGGCTCGACTCGGCAAGCTCCCAATACTTCCCGTATGCCGTATCCAATCCAAACGGTCGATCCGTCGTCGTTCTCATGCTCGACGCGATACGGTAGATCATTGTTTACGTCTGCCCTTTTTTCTACGGGGATTGCGTCGAACTCGTCGGGGTGGAGGAATTTTAGCGGGAGTATCGACGGGATCATTACCGGCGTTGAGAAAGGGGTTACTTGCGTTGGTTGTGATTTCATTCGCTACGGCTCCAAGTTGTTCGAGGAAGATTGCACAAGAGGCGACGATCGGCGCGATCTCTTCGGCGAGTACGCGTTTGAGTTCGTCGATCGATTCCCTAAGCTCTTCGATCTCTTTATTCCGGAGAGGCGGGCCCTGTACCGGCTCCGGCTTCTTCTCGGGCTCCGTCTCCGGTTGTAGCTCTTGAAGCTTTTCCATCGAGAGGAGTCCGATCGAGGAGCATCGTCATAACTCCGGAGGCAAGCTTCCGGTTTCGGTCTTCGATGATTTCATCAAGTGTCATAAAGAAAAAAGCGCGAGCCGACTACGTAGGGGGGGAGTGGGAAGTCGACTCGCGCTCGCATGGGGGAATGTTTTCGGAATCGGTTACGGGTAAGATAACCGTATTTCCGTTTTTTGCAAATCCTATCTCGAAAAAATATCGATTACCTCGGCGACTTGAAGTCCGAGGATCGCAAGGCCAAACAGAAAACCGATTGTAAAAGATAGGCAAATAAGAAGACCGATGCATCCGGAGAAATCCTCGCCGTCCCCTTCATAGCGAGCCGGAGGGCGATCAGGATACACCTTCCGACCGTCGGGTCCAATATGTATCGTTTTCCTTCGTGGAGGCCGCGGGGGGAGTTCCTGTCCCATTATCTGATCTTCCTTCGCATCTGCGCAAGTTCCCGCGTCGTGAGTGGCTTCTCATTCGAGAATCGGAGGCGACGGTTTATCTCAGATATCGCCGTATTTAATCCGGTTACAGTAAAGTAGCGAACATCCCTCCGGATCACCATAACTTCCCACTCTTGGGGGGCGCTTTTCTTCTTCTTTTCTTTCTTGATTATCCTCATCGGTCAAATTCCGGTCTATCCTCGAAGGCTCCGAAGCTCCAAGTATGTTTTTGATTGTATCCGGGATCGAGAGCAAGGTTCCCCTCGAAGTCGACCGCGGCTTGTTTGACGGTCACGGTAGCAATTTGCCCGACCTCGCTTTTAATGTCTACGCCCAAAACCGGGCCCCTTCCAGTGAGGCGGACTCCGCATAGATTCGCGAGAGCTTGAGTCAACGGATAGCCGCCTTTTGCCGCGGCTTCTCTTGCGTCTAGCTCGATCTTTCTAAGCTCATATTTAGACTGATCACTAATCATCGACTTCAATCTCCCGTCCGCATCCATCGCAAATCATAGGATCATTGACGCAAGCGTCGCAAGGCGGCGAGATATGACAGGAACAACCTTCCACCGGTCGAATGTCGACTCCGCATTGAATTGTTCCGGTACAAGTGCAGACGGCGCAGGGGTCTCCCGGTTGCCTTATTAGGTGACTATCTTTCATCGCAAAGATCCCTCCAATATTTTCCGTTTATGAATTTGAATTGCCCAGTCGCCGAACAATAACAACCGGCTCCGGCTCGTACTGCCGCGGTCTCGAACATATCCCAAGTGATCCGAAAGGTGAAGGTAACCGCGACGACGATCACGATCGCGGTATAGAGTTTATTGCTCATTGCCAATATTTCCGTATGTCGTTCCAGTTGGTGAAGCGACTCGCTCGCTCGTCCATTCTCGCCATGCATACGAATTTTCGGTTCGTGATACCGAGTACGCCTTCCTTCTGCCAAAACGGATCTTCGCGGTCGTTTGGGATCACTTCAAGCTCAAACGGCGACGGGTATCCGTTGCCGTGGTAATCGAAGCGGAATTGATTCTCGAACCAATCTTTTATGTCGTGGGGGTTTCTCGTTGACAATATAAAAACATTGTGCGTTTCCATAAGCGACCGGATCGCCTCGAACGCTCCCGGAACTGCGATATCGTAGCAAGTTCCATCGCTCCAACCCTTCGAATACCGGTGAATCACGCCGTCAAAATCGACGGCGATTGTTTTCCTTCCTTTTTGATTACTCAAAACTTCTTTCCCCCTTCCTTCGCTCGGTTCTCCGGCTTATGGTCGGCTCGGTTCGCATTGTACGCGATTTTCTCGGCGATCGCTCCGCCGATATCGAGCTTCCGATATGCGGCATAGTCGAGGATCCGGATAATAGTATCGGCAAGCTCGACCTCGACCATCGGTCGATCGGGGAGGTGATCGTCGTTGAGCCCTTTCCGGAGGCCTTCGAGAGCCTCGGACAACTCCGAATGCATGAGGGCGATCATTTCGCCGTCGTTGCGCTCTACGGGCTTCCCTGTCGCGGGGTCGTTGTACCATCCGGCCTCGATATTCAATCGATGGATGAAGAGAGAGAGAAGGCTGATATCGTTAGCCGCTATTGCTAGGTAGTTGAGATCGTCTTGTTTCATTATCCAAAAAGCTCCAATTGGTCGGAATTATGCTCGGCGACGGTCTTGTCTACCGCGGCTTCTGCCGCCTTCGCCTTGAATAGCGTATCCTGATTTTTGTTCCGCGAGTATTCTTCCTGTAGTTGTCGCATTGTCTTTACCATTTCGATAAGCCGGTTGAATCTGTCTTCGGCGCTCATTCCGTCACCTTCCAAAACGTTAGCATGGCGATAAGCCATAGGGTTACGAGTGCGATCATTTTTCTACTTTCCTTTCGTTAGAATTTCGACCGCTTTTTCGGCGACCACCTTTTCGAATTGACCGGCGATCTCCACCGTTTGAGCCTTGAGCTTCAATTCGTATTCCTTCGTGAGTTTGTCGATTCGATATCTAGCTATCCGATCAATCTCGGCGTTTATCCGCCTTTCGACAATCCCATCCGTGATTCCCTCGATCTTTTTGTCGATAGCCTCTTCGAGTCTTGCTTTTACCTTCTCGACGCCATTCTCTACCGCGTCGTTCATTTCGCTTGATAGATCCCAATTCGAAGAGCGGTATCGAAAGCCATGAATCCACGCAATGAACTTATTTTTCGCTCTTCCCTCGACTTCTGCCTTGAATCGCTTCTCAACCTTGTCGGCAAGTCGCTTTATTGAACGATTGATAACGGCGTCGATCGCTCGATTTGTGACCTCGAGCTCTATATCTGAATCTTCCGGGATCAATGATTTGAAGATCGACGGCGGAGTTTGAATCCGGATCACCGGTCTTCCGTTGTTGTCGCTTGTTGTTTCGTTGCTGTCGCTTGTTGTTTCGTTGCTCACCTTTCTAGTCTCCTGATAATTGGGTGAATTGCATTAGGGGGTATTGACGCGCAAGTCGTAGCATCTTCGCGCACTTCTTACAGGTTATCGACTCGGATCCGATATCGCCGAACTCGATTCGATCCGGCTCGCAAAAAGTCCGGATAGTGCCGTCGTTCGATTTCGTTAGAAGAGCGCAAACACTCCCCGCCATAAACCGAACGGTTCTCCCGAGTTGAGCGACCTCGGCGGTCGTGGTGCCGTCGTCGTGGTGCTCCCCTCTTTGCCCGGGTCCGTTGCTCTTCCCGTCGTCCTTCGAATCGAGAAAGAATTGACAGACGGCGGAGGTATCGTCGGAGGTATCCGCGGGGATCATGAGGTCGGCGACATTTACGATCTCGGACTTCGTCCCGGTCCGGTAGGTTAGCGACGGCATGAGATCGGAGTCGCGGACCTTGAGCCAATAGCGCCAGCTCATGCGGATCAGCTCGGCGACGGTGTATCCTTTCCGGCTCCCGCAATCCTCGAGGCGGTCCTTCGTTGGTTTGTCGATCCGGAGTCGGTCCCGGATCTCGAGTTCTTCTTCTTTGCGTTTCATTATATCAAGAATCCTTTTTCTACGAGCTCGCCTTCTTCGTCGTAGACGTCGATCCGTCCATACTTGCCGTTTGCGGTCTCGGTTACCTTGTAGCTCCAATCGTCGTCGGGGCTCGAGTTTAGTTCGTTCGCGATCTTCTTCGCCTTCTCGAGCGAGTATAATCCGGTAGCGTGAGAGATTGTTGCTTTCATTATCCTGATTCCTTGCTTTTGTGGGAACCCCCGGGCTTATGCGCCCGGGGTGAATGTTACTACGGTCTGAACGAGTCTCTCGATCGGCATCTTGAATTGTTCGCCGAGCCCTTCCTTGTCTACGATATGCGATACAATGTCGCGGATCTCGGTTTCG